CCATAGACCGCCGGAGCCTCATAGCCGGTATCGATGGCAAGTCGCGCAATCTTCAAGTGTGCGCCACGCTCATGCGGCCAGGTTCGACCAAGAAGTTCGGCCAGATCGCCCCACGCCTCATGACGATCGGGGCCGCCTTCGATAACAATGTGATCGACCAGCCAGCTTTCCAGCCCGCGGCCCCAGGCCCAGACATCGACCTCGATCCGATCTTTTTGCACATCGGCGCCAGCGGTCAGGAACAACCCACCCGCAGGCACAATGCCCGGCTTCCAGTGTTCTCGCTGGTCGTAGAGCCGCTGCCAGTCCGGCGCCTCACCCGTCTCGACCCACGTCTCGCCAAGGATCGTGTTGCGAAACGCTTTGATCGCCTCGTCAGACCCCTGGGCTGCGTCCCAGGCTCGCACGATCCGCTCCCAGCTGAGCCAGCCGATGGGCGAATAAAGCGCCGAGAGGTGATAGCCGACCGTATTAGGGTCGGCCGCCGTGGCGGTCGCCCGCCATTCGCCGCCCTCAAGCATGGCCGTCTTGTTGTGTTCCGCGATGGGTGTCTCACAGTCCTCACAATGATATTCTGCCGTTTCCGGCTGTCCCTTCTGCCAGCGGAGCCGTTCGAATTTCAGCCACTGCATCGTGCCGCAGTGCGGACAGGGCACGAAGAACCGGCGCTGGTCACTGGCCTCGTAGTCCCGTTCGATCCGGCTCAACCCCCGGATTGTCGGGGTCGAGACCAGAAACACCTTGCGCCGATGGGCAAATGTCAGCGACCGCGCTTCGGCCAGCGTGACCGGATCGCCTTCATCGTCAGCCGATGCCGGATAGGCGTCGACCTCATCGAGGAAGATGTAGCGCGCCGGAGTCGAGCGCAGGCCCACGGCCGAGTTCGCCCCGGTCATGATCAGGATGCCGCCCGCGAATTCCTTCGACAGCATGGTGTTGCCTGCGTCGCGTGAGCGCGCCGGTTTGACCCTCTCCCGCAATTCCGGGCTCTCGTCAATCAGCGGATCGATCCGTTGTCGAGAGTTTCGTTTCGCCAGTTCCACGGTCGGCTGGACCGCGAGCATCGGCCCCGGCGCTTGATGGATCGCAAAGCCGATCCAGTTGTTGCCCGCTTCTGTCGCGCCAACCTGCGCCGCCTTCATGAACACGATCCGCTGTGCCCGGTCGCCGGGCGAAAGCCTGTCCATGATCTCAGCCATATAGGGCGTGCGGGCCGTTCGATACCGACCAGGTTCTGCCGACGCACGCCCCGACAGCATCCGGTGTCGGTCCGCCCATTGTGACACGGTCAGGTCCGCATCCGGCGTGAGGCCCGCGCCCCAGGCACGCAAAATTTCTGCTGCGCCATCGAAATCTGGCATATCGTCCGCATCATCGGAGATCAGGTTTGACCTCGGCAAGATCGTCGAGTTGGGCACGGACATGTTTCTCAAGGACCTTCTGCATCGCGGCGGGCTCCACACCCAGATCAGCTGCCATCAACGCAGCCGCCCGCGCGGGCCAGTTGACCCAGACGTCGCGCTCCTGCCGCGCGAGCCGGAAGACCAGCGACAGCGCGCGGGCGCGGTCGATCAGTTCGCCTTTCAGCTTTTGCAGCCGCAGTCGGCGTTCCTGCGCCTTCAGAACCTCGTTCGCGGTCTTGGCCTGCAGGAAGGTGGTGCCGCTGCCAACCGGCGGTGCGGACATCCCTTGTTCGCGGAGCGTTTCGCCCACGGCCGAAACCGCCGCCTCCGGGACAGGTTTGAGCTTTGGTGTCGTTGCCTTGCGGGTTTTCGACGGATCGGTCGCCTGCGCGCGCAACGCATCGCTGGCCTCTGCGTCGATGCTGCCATCGGCGTATAGAACCAGCCGCCCCGTTGCCTTGGCCTTTTGGATTGCACCGCGCGACAGGCCGACGCGGGCGGCATACTGGCGCTCGCTCAGACCCTCCATGATGCACTCCGATTATCATTCAAAATCATGTGCTTATGTAGTTGATAAGCCTCCGCACCAGAGCGAACGTGGTCCTACGAAATCGATGCAACTCAACACGGAGCCGCCACGATGACCCGCCTGAACCCGCAGACAACGCCCCGCCACCAGCTGCGCGCTGACAAAGCGCGTCGGAATCGCGAAGCTGCGCTCAACGCCTTCATCGGCAAGAAAGGCGAGATCGACGAGATGCTCGCCCGCTTGACGGGCCTAAGTGACGACCACTTCAACGCCCACCCCGACGAGATCAACTGGGGCCATGTTGGCACCCTTGAGCATTATGCCAGCCTGCTGAAGCGCATCACCGACAGCGCCTTCAGCGAAGGCGAGCACGCGGAGTAAGCGCCATGGAAACCAGCACAATTCGTATCGCAATTCGTAAACTGCCCGATCAATTCGATCGCAGCCGCATCAGCACAGTCCTTGACGAGATCGAATGCGCCTTGATGGACGACGGTGGCGTTTATGTTCGCGCCTACGCCGACAGCATGACGATCACCATCGAGGTGCCCACCAATCAACTGATCGACGCAGCCGCCTGTCTGAAAGACATCGGTTTGGTCTGAACTGCACAGACCTAAAGATATGCCCCGCACTCGCGGGGCCTGTCTCGGTAGAAGGACGCATGTCGCGATCCTCAAATACTGGAGACACTTATGGCTCAGAAATCCACATCCAAAACAACCGCGACGGCCCCGCACCAGACCAAGCAGCAGATCGTGATTGACCTCCTGCGTCGGCCCGAAGGTGCGACCATCGAAGAGATCACCGCTGCCACCGAGTGGCAATCACATACGGTGCGCGGCGCCATGTCCGGCGCGCTCAAGAAAAAACTTGGCCTCGCTATCACCTCGGAAATGGTGGATGCGCGCGGACGCGTCTATCGTATCGAAGACTGATCCCGCGCCGCTGCACCGCCGAAGTCACGGCGGTAAGGGAGTCTTGCGCGAACAGAGCCGTCGCTTGTCTGGAGCGGCGGCTTTGTAGTTCGGACCCGAATGGCCTCGAACACCCGCCGCAGCACATAGGACCGCACGATGCTGACGACGGTAAAGACCGCCCCCATTTGCAAGTTCTGGGCCAGCGTCGTGTGCAGCCCAAACATCGGGAAGATCAGGATCTGCGTCAGTACAGCGACGCCGTAGCCCACCGCGACATTCGCAATCGATTCACAAAATGACATCAGACGGGATTGCCTCATTGGCCGCTCCGCTCTGAGCGCAGATCATCAAAACTGGTCCCGACGCCTTCAAGAACAGCGCGTTGGCCACTGAACTTCTGCCACCGCTCCACGGCGACATCGACGTAAGCCGGATTGAGTTCAATCCCGTAGCAGACCCGGCCCGTTGTCTCTGCCGCGATCAGCGTGGTTCCGGATCCCATGAAGGGCTCGTAGACGGCCTGTCCGGGGCTCGAATTGTTCAGGATGGGCCGACGCATGCATTCGACAGGCTTCTGGGTCCCGTGCACGGTATCCGCATCCTGATCCTTGTTTGCGATCTGCCATAGCGTTGTCTGTTTGCGGTCGCCCGCCCAGTGGCCCTTGCCAGTCTTTTTAACAGCATACAGGCACGGCTCGTGCTGCCAGTGATAATCACCGCGGCTCAGCACCAGGCGATCCTTGGCCCAAATGATCTGGGACCGGATATTGAAACCGGAGACATCAAGGCTCTCGGCAACCGTCGTCGCATGCAGCGCGCCGTGCCAGACATAGGCCACATCGCCAGGGAAGAGCGCCCAGGCCTCGCGCCAATCAGCCCGGTCATCATTCAGGACTTTGCCGGTACGTATCGTTGCGGCCGCCCCCGCTTTGTTGCGCCAGCCGGGATCGTATTCGACACCGTATGGAGGATCGGTCACCATCAGTTGTGGCTTCACATCACCGAGCAGCAGCTCGACATCGGTGGCCACGGTCGCGTCACCGCAGAGCAACCGATGCTTGCCCAGCACCCATAGATCACCCGGACGGCTGATAGGGGTTTCAGGTGCCGCCGGGACATCGTCCTCGCCCTCGCGGGAAGCAGCTTCAGGGTCAACTTCTCCCGTCAACAACGCCTCGAGTTCAGTGTCGTCGAAGCCAATAAGCGACAGGTCGTAGTCCTCGGCAAGTAGGTCGTTCAGTTCGGCCGACAGCAGCGCCTCATCCCAGATGCCGAGTTCGGTGAGTTTATTGTCTGCGATCCGGTAGGCCCGGCGCTGTGCTTCAGTCAGATGTCCCAGCACGATCACGGGGGCCTCAAGCAGCCCCAGCTGCGTGGCGGCAAGCACCCGGCCATGGCCTGCGATCAATTCTCCGTCGTCCGCGACCAGGCAAGGAACGGTCCAGCCAAACTCAGCCATGCTGGCCGCAATCTTTGCGACCTGATCCGCGCCATGCATCTTTGCGTTCTTCGCATAAGGCTGGAGCTTGGCAAGCGGCCAAGTCTCGATTGCGTCGGGGGCAAAGCTCAGGGTCATAATGTTCAGGTCGCCTCAATGGGGTGGACCCCTGGACTCCGGATACCAGCAACCAGCTTGGACTCCACGAAGGGTCCAGCGGCGGCCAAGGCATCCAGCTCCAAGGGTTTGTTTAATTGTGGT